CATAAATCAATATTTTTCATTCATCAATGAATAAATCATAAATCAATATTTTTCATTCATCAATGAATAAATCATAAATCAATATTTTTCATTCATCAATGAATAAATCATAAATCAATATTTCTATTGATTTATGATTAAATAGTACATCAATTTTTCATCGTTTCATTAAAGATATTGTATTTTCGATAGGATATCCTAATACCAAACCTGTAATTTGAGAATTTCTTTGGATCTCATTATTGCAATTATAATAAATAAATTTATATACTTTTATATGGATTTACTACCCTGATAATGTTTTAGGTATCGATGTTGATTATGATCACGGATCGTAATTATTTGTAATAAAATTGATTGATTTTGTAATAAAGTATAATTACTTATCATAACAATAATGACGGATTTTGATCTGAACAAATTTCTACAACAATATAAACCAAAAAGTTTGACCAAATATTTAACGCCATATATGCACCATCAAAAGCTAAAAAAATATCAATTATTGAAAAACCATAACAAATCCGAATTGATTCCAACAAAAACATATATTAAATATATTAATATAGATGATGCTGACGATGGTAAATTTAAAGTGGAACATATTAAATCAGGCGGAATATTGATTGGATGCGGAAAAATGATTAATAATAAATTTGTAGAGTCGAAGAATCCCGGTGAATGGCGATATATGATGCTTAAGTTTGATCCATCACCTATTAGAAATGATAAAGGTAATATTATTAAGAAAAGATATAATCCGCGTATATTTTATATATGTGTGTCCAAATATTATATATTTTATAGAATATTTGTGAATGATTTTAGAATTTTATTGGAAAAGGAAAAAGATAAAATTGATGTAGAACTTAAAGATAGACGCGGTAATATCATATAATGAGTAAAAGTACAAAAAAATATTTAAATAAACCAAGCACATCTACTATTATCAAAAAATTAATAATAATTATGTCAAAAATTTATGATGCATACGAAGATGATAAAAAAGTAATACTTAATCATCCAAAAATGTTAGAATATTTGTTTGGTGGACCAATAATTAAACGTGATAATTTGATTGATGCTATTAAAGTGACTCCAGACATATGCGTTCCAATAATATTGTCAAAGAATCAAGCCCAGGAAATCGAATTGTGGTTTATTTCGGCATTAAATTCAATGGAACAATACGGAAAATTATTTGTTAATTATTACAAAATAATAAAAAAATATACTGCAGAAAAAGGATCTAAAATAAATTTTAATAAACAAATTCCATCAACCGGTTTAATTATATCATCCAATATAAATAAAATTATGGATATACTATATAAATTAAATATATGTTATGTTATAGATTGGTCATTTAAAAATGAAGATGAATATGTTAATGCAGCATTAGCGAAACCGTATTATTTTGGTATGCGTATTAAAATTGATTTTTTAGGATGTATTTTTATAAAAACACAAGAATATTTAACAAATAAAATGGTACTATTTGCCATTATATATGATTATAATTCAAAACAATTTGACAAGGACGATCATTTGAAGCAATATTATTTGCGTCAAATGAATATTCATTTATTGCGTCTAAATAGTAAATTAGATTTGGTATCAGAAATCAAAAAATTTATTCGTAAAATAAAAAAAAGTAAAACTTATGTATTGTCGAATGGATTGGCAACACCAATTGGACTTGATGTTGGTGACGAATTAAAATTATTTTATCAAAATTACGATTATAATCATACTATTTACATAAAATATTATGACAAAAAAAAATATGATAATATAGACATACCCGATGAACCAATAGATATGGATATGTATAGTGATAAACCATGTGATGAATCTGTGGAAATAAACCAGGATTTATTTAAAAAAATAATTGGTTCAAAATATATTTTTACACATTAAGAATAATTTTTAATATTATCATAAAATAATGATCCTGTATATATTATTTATACTTCAATAATTTTGATGGTATTCTTTTTGGTGAAATTATTAACATAACTGTACTCATTTTTTTGATCAATATTTTTTTTGATGATGTTAATTATGTACTCGGATTGATTTTTTAATTCTTCTAAATGACTGATAATAATAACATGTTCAAATTGATTTTTAATGTATGTCATAATATTATCAATATTTGATAAATTTTCTGTGTCCAGACAACTCCATCCTTCGTCAATAATAAAAAAATTTGGTTTTGCCGATTTAGATATATCACATAATACCATCCTAATTGCTAAACCTATGATAAATTTCTCAAAACCTGATGTCAAATTAGCATCGTACGATTTTTTATTATGGTAATGTATATGAATATCTATCGCATTTATTGCTATTTGGGTTGCTTTGGATGTTTTATCGCAATAAATGAATTCAATATCAAAATTAACCATATTATGTAAAGTTTGGTTAACTTTCGCTTCTAATTCGGGTAACATAGTTTTTAAAATTTCGTAAGGAATACCGTTATTATTCATCATTTGGCAATATAAATTATAAATGTTCTTTTTATTTTCTGCGTTGTCCAATTCTATATTTAATCTTTGGTATTCTTTTAGTATATTTTTTTGATATGATAATTTAATTTTGTTGTTACTAATTTGATGATTTATATTATTTAAATTTGTTTTGAGTTCATTCTTGTGTTCCAACATTATATTGTATTTATTTTTTCTCATACCATAATCCATAAATGATAGTTTGAATATTTCCAATAAATTTAAATGGACTTCATAATTTTTACTATTATTTAATAAGTTGTTAGTTTCTTCAATTAATTTTTTAAGATTTTTTATTTTCTTTTTGTTTTCTATTTTTTTGGATTCTAACTTTTTAATTTTAGTTTTAATATTATGAACTTCTATTTTTATTTTTTCATTTGTGCGAATATGTTTTTGATATAGTTCCATGTTATCTATTAAATCACAAATCGTGGAAAGTTTTTCTGTCAATGTTTCTTTTTGTGTAGTTAGTAATTTTATTTGATTCTTGATTTCGGCTAAATTATATGTTTTGTTTGTTAATATGCGTGTTGTTTCTATTTTCCAATTATTATATTTATTTAACCATTCGTTTTGTAAGTTTAATGCTAAATTAATATTTTTTGTATTATTACACAAATCGATGTAATTAATTGTTTTATTAATATGTTTTGCAAATTCTTCTTTCATATTGAGTTGTTCTGTTAGAATGTCACGCTGGTTTTGACTAATTTTTTTATTGGTTGTGCAACCAATAGAATCTATTTTTTTATTCAATTTGATTATTGTTTTATCAATAGCTAATATTTTTGATTTGGTATTGTTCTTATTTTTCATTAAAGTGCCCAAATCGATTTTTTCCCCATCAATTGGAATATTTATTATTTTATTGTATAACTCGTGTATTTCTTCATTGTATTTAGAAATGATATTATCACATGATTTTTCCTTTTTTAAATCCGAAATTGATTTTGTATATGTTAATATCTGTTCTGTTATTTTTTTGGAATTAGTATTTTTTATTTTTGTTTTCAAATCATTAATTGTATTAATGATGTCCTGTTCTGAATTCAAAATATAAATTGATAAATCATGATATTTTACTAATTCTGGCATTTTAATTTTAGTAGAACTTATTTCGATTATTTCCAATAAGTTATTTGTGCGTTGTTTTTCAATGATAAACGTATTAGAATTATTATTTAATTCTTTGATTTGTCGTTTGGTATCTTTAATTGGAATTCTATCAATTTCTTTTTTTAATGATTTAATATTAGCATTTAAAGTTTTTAATTTATCATTTGCATATTTATAACATTCGTCAAACACATCAAGTTTTAATATTTCATATAAATATTCTTTTTTTTTTTGGTTTGTCTTTTTCATAAAATTACCATGATTTTCTTGATCTTGTGTGCAAATATAACTTGTTAAATAATCATCATAATTTCCAATTAATTCAATAATATTTTTATTAGTTTGATGTTTTCCGAGTCCATTTAAATTTTTTTGTTTACCATTTTTTTTTATTTGAATAAAATTTATTGTGAGATCCATACGAATATCATTTTTTCCTCTGGTTGCTGTTCTTTCAATTAAATATTTATTTTCGCCGATACTAAATAACAAAGAACATGACATACTTTTCTCATTTTTGTTCATAATACTACGCGCAATACCTCTACTACTTTTTTCAAATAAACAATATAAAATGATATCCAAAATGGATGATTTTCCATGATGATTTGGTGCAACAATACCAATTATTTGATTGTGTTCGTATTGCGCCAGATTTATAATATTGTTTTTTCCATAAGAAAATATATTGCTAAATTTTAGTTCGTGAAATTTCCAATATTGGCCACCTGCATAAGAATCTAAATCGGTATTGTTTATAATTTTATTGTAGACTTGTTTGTGTAATTTATAAATTTTTTTACGATTTATATTGTTAGAAATATATTTTTCCAGATAAGATTTGATAAACTTATTGTGATTAGTTCCTGCCGATACTGGATTTGAGTTTGATAGTGATGTAATTGCTATTGTTGATTTATTTTCTTTAATAATTTCGCATACACCATATTTTTCTTCGATTTTGCCTTCTATTTGTTGAAATTGGATTTGTGAAGTGTTATCCAATATGAATCTAATTCTTGGTTTTTTTGGAATTATTTTGTCCATAATTTTTCCATTTACCACATTAATTGTACAATATCCATAATCATTTGGTATTTCTAATAAATGGGATTTACTAGTCAGCAAATCCCATTTTAATATACCGTGATTATTGAGTGTTTCACCATGACATTGTTGTATTAATGATCCTGCGTATGCCATTGTTTTTTGGTCATTCGTGTATTGAAATTTATGAATATCACCAAAGAACCCGTAGTTGTATCCTCTAAAATCTTTGCTTCGAAATCTATTACTTTTCATTTCATATCCAGTATCTGTTTTGGAACCTCTTATTGGCCCGTGATACAAAGCTATTTTGTATTTATTTTTTTGTTTTATTTTTTTATACATTTTTGATGTTATATTTTCGGATAGTAATGGGTCTTCCGTAAACATATCCGTTAATCCAAAAATAATATTTTGATATTGATAAAAGCCAGTTTTTTTGAGATAATAAATATTTTCCAAATCCATTCCGCTATTTATGATAGGCGTTAGTGCATCCAATCTATTTTGGTTTGATACTATGCAATCATGATTACCAGCTATCAGAATTACTGGTAATATATTAGAAAGATTTTTTAACAACTGGTATGCCATTTTATATGCATCTGGACTTAATTCTGTTTTTGTATGCATAATGTCTCCCGTTAATACTATTAATGATTGATTTTCTTTATTTTTGCATTCTGTTTTTATTTTTTCATATGTCCTTTTGAATACTTCTGCATATTCTTCGTGGCGTTTTATGTTTCGAATGTGTGTATCTGATATATGATACACATATTTTATTTCAGTCGAATCATCATTGATTAATTTTATTAATTTGTATTGAGTCATTTTTGGTTTTTTATTTTCCTTTTTTTGGTTCTCACAACTAATAAATTATTTTCAATTTTATTTTTTATCAATAGCGTGCCTTTTTTCTCTTTCGTTATTTTTATCATTAGTGTGTCCTTTTATTATCTCTACATTTGCCTTTTTATTTTTTCCGTTATTTTTTATCATTAGTGTGTCCTTTTATTATCTCTACATTTGCCTTTTTATTTCTTTCGTTATTTTTTATCATTAGTGTGTCCTTTTATTATCTCTACATTTGCCTTTATGAATGTTTTTTATTCACTATTTTTCCCGAATTCATGTGACTAAATTTTTAATTCATCTAAATTTTCTTTTATATCATTTCTTCTCGCCAGTTTCTGATTTTTGTACTTTTCGATAATCCACATTTCTAAATTTTCTTATATTTTATTTTTTCAAGTAGGTGTTTCGCCCAGCCTATATCAGTATACGACTTTTTATATTTTTTACTTACATGTCTCGTTAGTATATCCTTTTTTTGGGTAGTGATATTATTTTTGATTTTTTTCGTATACAGTGATTATTTTATTTAATTGTTTATTCATTTCATCTAAATGTTTATTTTTTTCTTTTAAATTTTCGTTTGTGTGTTTTAGTTTAATGTATTTATCATGTTAAGGCAATAATCTAAATCATGTATCTCATTTAACACATTGTGTTCTGTCCTATTTTCTTCTTTAGTTTTATTTTTTTCGGTAATTTTTAAATTTACCAACATGTTCATACTTTTGAAATTCTTTTTTAGTTGAGTTTCGACTTCTACATTCGCCAATGTTTCCCATATTCCCAGTACATTGAATTTATTGTAAAATTTTCTATGTTCATCCAAATCTCGTTGGCTCATTTTTCTTGTTTCTCCAAATTTTATTACATCTTCTTCTTTTTTGATACCGTTTATTATTACAATGTGTTTACCAACATAAGCAAAATATATTACCGGACGATTATCGTAGTTACTCAATATATGATCTTCGTAGAAACTTTTATTTAATTTTTCAATATCAGATTCTTTCGATGGCATCGTATATGTTCCAGTCGCAAATAGTGTAGGCAAAATATCTTTGGTTATTGTTCTCCATAATTTTATTGCTTCGGTTTTTTACTCCTTGATACAAGTTGAAAAAATCCGCTATCATCAATAAAAATGGTTTTGGATCCATTTTTTATGTGGCGTGCTTTCCATGCCACATATCAGCAAACGACTTTTTGTATTCTTCACTTACATGTCGTTTAAGAGCACCTTTTGTATCTGTATATTCTAATATTGTCGCTATATCTTTTCCTTTGTACCAATAATCTCCTTTCTTATCTTTTATCACTAACACATCTGCCTCATCATATTTAAATACTTTGGACATCATGTCGTCGTTTGTTACTATTTTTGTATCATTATCTATTATTTTTTCTATCATCCTTTTTGGTCTTGCTTGCTCTTTTTCTTCATCACTATCATCAAATATTTTCTTCATCACTATCATCAAATATTTTCTTCATCACTATCATCAAATATTTTCTTCATCACTATCATCAAATATTTTCTTC